GTACTAAGACTAGCGATCGCCTCTGGTCGTGGTATTGGCAAGTCAGCCCTCGTATCCTGGTTAGTGCTATGGATGATGACAACAAGGATAGGCGCCACGGTCATCGTGTCCGCTAACAGCGAATCCCAACTCAGAAGTGTCACATGGGCTGAGATCACTAAGTGGTCGTCTATGTCAGTGAACACCTACTGGTGGGAAATATCAGCCACAAGGGTAATGCCTGCTAAATGGCTGACCGAGTTGGTGGAGCGTGACCTCAAGAAAGGTACACGCTATTGGAACTTAGAAGGTCGGCTATGGTCAGCTGAGAACCCCGACGCGTTCGCGGGTGTTCACAATTACGACGGGGTAATGGTTGTGTTTGATGAAGCGTCAGGTATTGACGACTCTATCTGGGCGGTGACATCAGGCTTCTTTACAGAGAACACGCCCAACCGCTTTTGGTGTTGCTTCTCTAACCCGCGTCGCAACACAGGCTATTTCTACGAAGCGATCGAAGGTAGCAAGCGTGACTTTTGGCAATCTAGGCAAGTTAACGCTAGGGATGTAGAAGGTACCGACAAGAACGTGTACAACCAGATTATTGAAGAATACGGCCCTGATTCTTACCAGGCGCACGTTGAAGTGTATGGTTCATTTCCATCGGAAGGGGATGATCAGTTCATACCATCCACTCTAGTAGATGACGCTATGAAACGGGAGAAATGGCAAGACGACTCCGCGCCCATCGTCATTGGGGTGGATCCAGCCCGCTTTGGTTCTGACTCTACTGTTATTGCAGTGCGTCAAGGACGGGACATCGTAGAGATCCGCAAGTTCAAGGGCGACGATACGATGGTAGTGGTCGGTCATGTGATTGAAGCAATCGAGCAGTACAACCCAGCAGTCGTGGCGATTGACGAAGGTGGTCTTGGCGCGGGGGTGGTTGACCGGCTCAAAGAACAACGCTACAAGATACGGGGTGTGAACTTCTCAAACAAGAGCCGCAACCCCATGATGTACGGCAACATGAGAGCGCAGATCTGGGGGCAAATGAAGGATTGGCTTAAGTCTGCAAGCATCCCTAAAGAGAAAACACTTAAGACTGACTTGATTAGCCCGATGATGAAGCCTGACAGTAAGGGAGCGATCTTCCTAGAATCTAAAAAGGATATGAAAGCGCGGGGTTTATCCTCACCTGATAGTGCCGATGCTATTGCATTAACATTTGCGTTTCCTGTTGCAAACCGCGAAAGTCGTACTACAATCCGAAAACAAACATACCAATCACAGGGCGCAGCCCTTAACTCATGGATGGGATCATAATGGCAACTAAACCTGGACTCTACGCAAACATTCACGCTAAACAAAAGCGCATCGCTGCTGGCTCGGGCGAAAAGATGAGAAAGCCTGGCAGCGCAGGCGCACCGACAGCTAAAGACTTTAAGCAATCAGCTAAGACAGCTAAGAAAGGAAAATAATTATGGGAAACACTAAACCAATAGGCGTTGCTTATAGCGACCAAGACATTGATGGCGGCGTTATTGGCGCTAATAATCCTAAATCTATTACTGGCACTGTAATCTATGCTACTGAGCAATTGGGTTATACCAATGGCTCTTACGGCACAGTTACGCAGCAAAATAATAAAGCTACTGGGGTGACAATTAACAATACTTGCGGAACTATTACAACCGCCAACGCACAAATGGCACCTGGGGCTAAAGTTGCGTTTGTTGTTACCAATAACAAAGTATCTGCTTTGGACACGGTAATTGTAAATATTGCATCTGGCGCTACTGCTACCTTTGCATACCTTATCGCTGTGGTAACGGTAACTGATGGTGCATTTACAATTAATTTGGACAATGTGTCAAGTAACGCTTATTCTGATGTTCTTAAAATTAACTTTGCAATTCTTCATGTTCAACCTGCGTAAAAAATTTAAATTTAAGGAATAATATGCCACTCAAAAAAAGCACTAGCAAAGAAGCATTTCGTAAGAACGTGTCAGCCGAGGTCAAAAGTGGCAAACCCGTTAAGCAAAGTGTTGCCATAGCTTACGCTGTTAAACGCGCTGCCGCTAAAGGTAAGAAATGAGTTTGAAGCCATTAAGCAATTGTGTTCTAATTCGTCAAGACACAGAAAAATTATCTGAACTAATAGTTTTACCCCAAAACAAATTATTTAGCGGTATTATTGTAACAATTGGTGAAGGTAAGAAAAGTCCGAAAGGGCATATTGAACCTATGAACGTCAAAGAAGGCGACCATGTGCTATTTGGTGAATATTCGGGGCAACCTGTAACGGTTGATAACGAATCATTATTGATGATGCGAGAGAGCGATATTATAGGGATACTAGATGGGCTACGATCAGACTAGCATGAATATCGTTGGCAAAGTAGCCAACGTAGGCAGTAACCCCACTTCTACTCCTGAAGATCAATCAGATGCGCTTGCTACAATGCGCCATCGTTTTCAGATGGCGATGTCTGCGTATTCTGAATCAAGAGAAGATGAGCTAGACGACCTGCGCTTTATGGCTGGTTCGCCAGATAATCAATGGCAATGGCCTGCTGACGTATTGGCTACCCGCGGTTCTGTTCAAGGACAGACAATCAATGCCCGTCCTTGTTTGACTATCAACAAACTGCCACAGCACGTCCACCAAGTAACAAACGAACAACGTCAGAACCGACCCTCTGGAAAAGTCATACCTGCGGACGATAAAGGCGACGTTGAAGTAGCAGAAGTATTTGAAGGTATGGTTCGCCATATCGAGTATATGTCTGACGCCGATGTGGTGTATGACACCGCCTGCGAAAACCAAGTGACCTACGGTGAAGGTTATTTCCGTATTTTGACTGAGTTCTGCAACGATGATTCATTCGATCAAGACATTTGTTTAGGTCGTATTCGTAACGCATTTAGCGTTTACATGGATCCGATGATCCAAGACCCTGCGGGTTGCGATGCTGAATGGTGTTTCATTAGTCAAGACATTGAAAAAGACGAATACGAGCGTCAGTATCCTGACGCCGCGCCCATTACGTCCATTATGTCCCAAGGTGTAGGCGATCAATCCTTATCCCAATGGATTAATGAGAACACAATCCGTATTGTTGAGTATTTCTACTACAAGCACACCCCAACTAAGCTCAATTTGTATCCTGGCAACATGAGTCATTTTGATGGTTCGCCTGAAGATAAAGAAATGAAGCAAATGGGCTTAAAACCCATCAAATCACGCACTGTAGACGTCAAAAAAGTCATGTGGATGAAATCCAATGGCTATGAAGTTTTGCAAGAACAAGAATGGGCAGGCAAATGGATCCCTGTGATCCGTGTTGTAGGCAACGAATATGAAGTAGATGGCCGTATTTATGTGTCAGGCTTGGTTAGAAACGCCAAAGATGCACAGCGTATGTACAACTACTGGGTATCTCAAGAGGCAGAAATGCTTGCATTGGCTCCAAAAGCACCGTTTATCGGTTACGGCGGTCAATTTGAGGGCTACGAACAGCAATGGAAAACTGCCAACACGACCAATTGGCCGTATTTGGAAGTTAACCCCGACGTAACTGATGGAATGGGCGCAACATTGCCACTTCCACAACGCGCCCCACCTCCTTTGGCACAAACTGGATTAATCCAAGCCAAAATGGGCGCGTCTGATGATATCAAGTCCACAACTGGACAGTATGACTCGAGCTTAGGAGCCACAAGCAACGAACGCTCGGGGAAAGCTATTCTTGCCCGTGAACGTCAAGGCGATGTAGGTACTTTCCACTACGGCGACAACCTGACTAAAGCGATTCGCTTTGCAACCCGTCAGTTAATTGACCTGATTCCTAAGATTTACGACACCGAGCGTATTGCTCGTATCGTAGGCGTGGATGGTGAAGTGTCTATGGTCAAGTTAAACCCTGACCAACCTGAACCAGTTAAGAAAATTGTAGATGACCAAGGTATTGTGATTGAAAAAATCTACAATCCTAGCGTTGGTATCTATGACGTAGTTGCTACTACAGGCCCAGGCTACATGACCAAGCGCCAAGAGGCAATGGAAGCTATGGCTCAGATTTTGCAAGGCAATCCTGAGTTATGGAAAGTGGCTGGCGATCTGTTTGTTAAAAATATGGACTGGCCTGGCGCCCAAGAGATGTCTAAGCGTTTGGCTAAAACCATTGACCCTAAGTTGCTATCCAATACCGACGAAGATCCAGCGTTGCAAGCGGCTCAACAGCAGATTCAAGCTATGGGTCAAGAGATGGAAGGTATGCACCAAATGCTTACCAATGTAGGTAAGTCTATGGAAATGCAAGAGATAGAGCGTAAAGACTTTGAGGCTCAAATCAAGCTATTTGATGCTGAAACTAAGCGTTTATCTGCGGTTCAAGCGTCTATGTCGCCAGAACAGATCCAAGACATTGTGTTGGGTACCGTACATGGCATGATGACAAACGGCGATCTAGTCAACGAAATGCAACGTGACACCGCTATGGATATGCAAGAAGAAGAACAGCAAGAAATGCAGATGGAACAGCCTATGCAACCGCAAGGTCAACCAATGCCTCAAGAAATGCCCCCAGAAATGATGCCACCACAAGGGATGCCACAATGAAAGCAGCAGATTTTGTAGGACTTTTGTTCCTAGCCCGCGATGTAACCCATAGTGTTCATTTGAATACCCGTAGCTACTCAAAGCATAAGGCTTTGCAAAAATTTTACGAGAGTATTATTGATGCGGCAGACGATTTTGCCGAGGCATATCAGGGACGAAAAGGGCTAATGGGGCCAATTAGTTTAATGTCAGCTAAAAAGACAACCAATGTAATTGAGTTTCTAGAATCACAACTTGAAGAAATTGAAGGCGCAAGATACAAGGTTTGTGATGAAGATGATTCTACTTTGCAACAATTAATAGATAATATTATTCAGATTTACTTATCTACCCTCTATAAGCTACGCTTCTTAGCATAATGCCAGTAACCGTCAACCATTCAACCCCCGCTGATGGCACTTTTAGCGCATCAGGGGCTACTGCTTGGAACGCTAACCACACATTAAGTGGTTTGGGGACAATGGCAGAACAAAATGCCAACGCCGTAGCTATTACAGGCGGCGCTGTTAACGGCACTCCGATTGGTGCTACTTCTGCAAGTACTGGTGCATTTACTTCACTTGTAGCTACATCGGGTATTGGTGGGGGAGCATTTTAATGGGTAACTTTTTTAATGGAAGTTTCTTTGCAGGTGGCTTTTTTGAGGGTATTATTGAGGCTGCTGAACAACTGTATGTAAAACTCCGTTCATTAGCGGAAAGAGGGAGATTTTAATGACTATGAATTTAAAAGCGATAACCGTATGTATGGGTTATCAGCAGATTACTAGCCTAGGTTCGGCTAAAAATTTAACTGTGCCTGAAACTGATAAATCAGGTCTTAGGCAAATGCCTACTTTTGCGCTAATTACGCCTTTGACTGGCGCTGTGCGCTGGCGCGATGACGGTGGTACACCCACCGCTTCAATTGGTATGCCTTTAGCTGCGGGAGTTACTCTACAATATGACGGTAATTTAAAAGCTATTAAATTTATTGATAATGGCGGTACCGCCGAACTTAACATTAGCTATTACGCTTAAAGGTGATATATGGATCTCTCTAACGGCTCAGGTGGTATCGACTCTAGCAAATTAATGGAATATTTCACCAAGGATTTTCTTACAGATCTTGGCAAAATGGCCGTTTTGCGTGACGAATTGGAAAAACGCCAAGGTTTAATGACGGCTGTTAACGCTGCGGCTGATAAAGCTGCTGAAGCTGATTCTTATGCCGAAAGCAAAAAAGTTGAAGCTGACGCACTTTTGGCAGACGCTAAAATTAAAAACGCGGAAGCTAATGCTAGACAACCTGCGCTAGATGCCCGTGAAAAAAAACTAATTGTTTCTGAAAAACAAACTGCTATTGATAATGCTGCAATTGCTAAAGGTTTAGCAACTAAAGAAGCGTCTTTAGTTACCCGCGAAGAAGCATTAGTTAAAGCACAAACCCAATTAAAAGCAGACCAAGATACATTAGCTACTGATCGTGTTAACCTTGACGACAGAATCAAAGCTTTACAAGATAAAGTAGCTTCGATTAATATTTAAGCATTAAATCGTACTGGTGCGATACACCAGGGTTTCGTAAGGAAACATCGAAATGGACGAAAGTCAAGAAGTAGTACCAGCGGAAGTATCCGCGCCAGAACAGGTGGCAACGGCTGCACCTGAAACTGAAGAATTAGCGCCGGAAGCAGTAGAGTCAACAGCAGAAGCACCTAAGACCTTCTCACAAGAAGAACTTGATGCCGCTATTGGCAAACGACTTGCTAGAGAACAACGTAAGTGGGAAAGAGAACAGGCAGCTAGAGCGACAGAATCACAAGCTCGAAAAGCCCCAGTAGAAATCCCGCCGATTGAGCAGTTTAATTCACCTGATGAATATGCTGAAGTTTTGGCAGAGCGTAAGGCAGAAGAATTGCTTGCTAGGCGTGAACAAGCTAGGATGCAGTCTGAGATCATTGAGTCCTACCATGACAGAGAAGAAGATGCACGGAATAAGTACGATGACTTTGAACAAGTTGCGTATAACCCCAAGCTTCCAATCACTGATGCGATGGCTCAAACGATTCAATCTTCCGATGTTGGCCCCGACATGGCTTATTACCTAGGGTCTAATCCAAAAGAAGCAGATCGTATTTCACGTTTATCGCCACTCCAACAAGCCAAAGAATTAGGGAAAATTGAAGCTAAATTAGCTGATAATCCCGTAGTAAAAAAGACTTCGAGCGCCCCAGCACCAATTGCTCCGATTACGGCAAGATCCACTGGATCTTCTGCAACAGACACAACGGATCCTCGTGCCATTAAAAGCATGACGACTTCAGAGTGGATTGAAGCAGACCGCCAACGTCAGATCAAGAAGTGGGAAGCGCAGAGAAACCGCTAACTATTTTTTAATTAGGACTTTATTATGTCAAATTCGATCTTAACCATCGACATGATTACAAGAAAAGCTCTCGAAATCCTCGAGAACAACCTTGTACTCACACGTAACGTAAACCGCCAGTATGACGATTCTTTCGCTGTTGAAGGCGCAAAAATCGGTTCTACTCTCCGTATCCGCTTACCAGACCGCGCTTTGGTAACTGACGGTGCCGCCTTGCAAGTTCAAGACGACAACGAACAGTTCACAACTTTGACTGTAGCGTCACAAAAGCACATTGGTGTTAACTTCACCTCTGCTGAATTGACAATGCAGTTAGATGACTTTGCAGAGCGTGTTCTAAAACCACGTATCTCTCAGTTGGCTTCTTCTATTGATGCTGACGTAGCTAATAGCTACAAAGCAATCTCTGCTTCTGTTGGTACTCCTGGTACAACTCCAGCTACTTCTTTGGTTCTGTTGCAAGCTCAACAAAAACTAAACGAAGCTGCTGCTGTTATGTCCCCACGTTACGCTACTGTTAACCCAGCAGCTAACGCAGGCTTGGTTGAAGGCATGAAAGGTCTGTTTAATCCTACAGACACAATCAGCCGTCAATTTAAGAATGGCATGATGGGTATGGGTGTACTTGGTTTCGAAGAAATCAACATGAGCCAGTCCATCAAGCAACATACAACTGGTACTTGGGGTACAGCTATTACTGTAACTTCTACTGTTTCTGCTCAAGGTCAAGCTACGCTAGGCATTAGCTTTACAGGTGGTTCACAGTCATGGAACGTAGGCGATGTATTCACAATCGCTAACGTGTACTCTGTTAACCCACAAACCCGTGAGTCTACAGGTAGCTTGCAACAGTTCACCGTAACTGCTGCTGTTACTGGTGCTAGTGCAACAACTACTTTGGCTATCAGTCCAGCTATCTATACATCAACTAACGCTTTGGCAACTGTGGATTCATTCCCTGTAGCTGGCGCTGTAGTAACGATGTTTGGTGCCGCTACTAGCCAGTACGCTCAAAACTTGGTTTACCACAAAGATGCGATCACTTTTGCGACCGCTGACTTGTTGTTGCCACAAGGTGTAGACATGGCTTCCCGCCAAGTTCACAACGGTATTTCTATGCGTGTTGTACGTCAGTACGATATCAATAACGACCGTTTACCTTGCCGTATTGACGTTCTGTATGGCTTTAGCACGATTCGTCCAGCAATGGCTTGCCGTATCTGGGGCTAAACCTAAATGCTCCCGCGCAAGCGGGGGCTTTTCAACATTTTTTAAGGAATTAATATCATGGCACTTCCAAATGGCGCAAATGGTTACCAAGTTGGCGATGGTAATTTAGATGAAATCGTTATGGGTACTCAAACAGCCCCCGTAGCTAAAACAGGCGCAGCGACTTTAACTGCCGAAGAATTAGCAAACGGGATTATTACTTACAATGGAGCAGCTTTAGCTTTGACCGTACCTACTGGTGCTACTCTTGATGCTGCTTTTGGCAACATGAAAGTAAATAGCTCTTTTGATTTCAACATCATTAATATCGGTGGCACAAACGCCGCTACAGTAACAGCTAATACAGGTTGTACATTAGTTGGTGTAGCAGCGGTTGCAGCAAACTCTGCTTGCCAATGGCGCGTTCGTAGAACCGCTGATGCAACTTATGTTTTTTACCGTATCGCTGGCTAATGTAATATCCCGCCCTTCGGGGCGGGTTTTATAAAGGAAAAATCATGCCAAATACAAAGGCTACGGGCGTCGCGTATAGCGATCCTCAGTTTGATAGCTTGACAGTCACCGGCACTTCCACGCTCGGCGCTGTTACTGCTACTAGTGTTACATCAAGTGCTACCGCCGCCGCGTCTAACGCTGTTGCTGGTATTTACTTTTTGACTACTGCTATTACTGCTAACACCACTACAACTTCTGTACCTGTCGGTTCATTGGCTACCACTACCAATGCAACTGGCTTAGGTAAGTTGTTTATTGCTGATGGCACTAAATGGCAGTACCCTGTTGTAGCTTAATAAAATAGGGGGTTCGCCCCCTATCTAACTAAAGAAATCATGCCTATAATCTATCTTAAACATCCTATTCATGGCTCTAAAGTTGCTACAATGGAAGCCGAAGCAGAGCATGACGAAGCACAAGGATGGGAACGCTACGAGTTGGACACGCAACCAGAAGTCGTAGAAGAAGTGGTAGAAGAAATAATTGCGGCTCCTGTTAATACACTGGAAAAGAGAACACGTCGTAAAACCGCAGAGTAAGGAGTTGTTATGGCCACTACAGCCGCCGACCAAATAAATGGAGCATTACGCTTAATCGGGATGCTCGCCGAAGGCGAAACACCTTCCGCTGCTACCGCCCAAGATTCCCTTGCCGCTTTGAATCAAATGATTGATTCATGGAATACTGAACGTTTATCTGTTTTTTCTACCCAAGATCAAGTATTTACTTGGACACCTAATCAAATTCATAGAACATTAGGCCCTACAGGTAATTTTGTTGGTAATCGTCCTATTTTGGTGGATGATGCAACTTATTTTAAAGATCCAACCAATGGTATTTCGTTTGGTATTAAGATCATTAACCAACAGCAATACGATGGTATTGCGGTTAAAACGGTAACTTCCACCTATCCACAAGTTATGTGGATTAACATGGATTACCCTAATATTGATATGTACGTGTACCCAGTGCCTACAAAAGCATTGGAATGGCACTTTATTTCGGTAACTGAGCTAAATCAGCCCGCTAGTCTTTCAACCCAATTAGCGTTTCCTCCAGGCTATTTAAGATGTTTTAAATACAACTTAGCTTGTGAGATTGCTAATGAGTTTGGTGTAGAGCCACCGCCTAATGTGGCACGTATTGCAATGACTTCTAAACGCAATCTTAAAAGAATCAACAATCCTGACGACATCATGTCCTTGCCTTATAGCATTGTGGCTACGCGTCAGCGCTTTAACATCTTTGCCGGTAACTACTAATGCAGACGCCGATTTTAGGCCAAGCTTATGTTGCCCGTAGCGTAAATGCTGCGGATAACACTATGGTTAACCTGTTTCCTGAATCCATCCCTGAAGGCGGTCAGACAGGGGGTTTTCTTAACCGCGCCCCAGGGCTTCGCAAACTAGCCACAATCGGTACAGGCCCCATCCGTGGGCTTTGGACGCACTCTACGGGTGGCAATGACGCTTACGTAGTGTCTGGCAACAAGTTTTATAAGGTTGATCTTAACTACAATGCCACTTTATTAGGCACTGTTAGCGGTACTGGCCCAGTGTCTATTGCTGATAGCGGTACGCAGATATTCCTTGCGTGTAATCCTGATGCTTACGTTTACACCGAAGCAACCAATACCTTTGCAAAAATTACTGATCCTGATTTTGCTGGCGCCGTAACGGTTTGCTACATTGATGGTTATTTTGCCTTTAACCAACCTGATAGCCAAATTATATGGGTAACAGGTATTCTTGATGGTACGGCTATCGACCCATTAGCGTTTGCGGCGGCTGAAAGTTCTCCTGACCAAGTAATAGCTGTAATCAATAATAACCGTGAGATTTGGGTGTTTGGACAGGGTACAACCGAAGTTTGGTACGACGCAGCCACTACACCGTTCCCTTTAGCGCCCATCCAAGGCGCCTACAACGAAATTGGATGTGTAGCCCCTTTCTCTATTGCCAAGCTTGATAATAGCCTGTTTTGGCTTGGTGCTGACCCCCGTGGCTTTGGTATTGTCTATCGTAACCAAGGATACACAGGCAAACGGGTATCTACCCACGCTGTAGAGTACGCCATTCAAAACTACGGCGATATTACTGACGCAGTAGCCTACACTTATCAGCAAGAAGGCCATGCTTTTTACGTACTTAACTTTCCTAGTGCTAACGCTACTTGGGTTTACGATGTGGCTACAAACGCTTGGCATGAACGGGCGGGCTGGGACAACGGCGCATTTACCCGCCATCGTGGTCAATGTCAGATGAACTTTAATAGTCAAACCATTGTTGGTGACTATGAAAACGGCAATTTATACGCTTTTGACCTTGATGTTTACGCTGATAATGGCGCAGTGCAAAAGTGGGTACGCTCATGGCGCCCGTTGCCACCTAACCAAAATAACCTTAAACGTACCGCCCAGCACACCCTTCAATTAACTTGTGAATCAGGTGTAGGTATTAATTTAGGTCAAGGGCAAGACCCACAGGTTATGCTCCGTTGGTCTGATGATGGCGGTCATACGTGGTCTAGCGAACATTGGATTTCAATGGGTAAGATTGGCGAATATGGCTACCGTGCCATTTGGCGTCGTCTTGGCATGACAACCAAGCTCCGTGACCGTATTTACGAAATATCGGGTACAGATCCTAATAAAGTGGTTATTGTGGGTGCTGAACTATTCCTCAGCGGCACAAACACAAATGGCTGATATTACCCTTTTACCTTCAGCTAAAGTACCGCTGATTTACCCTGACACAAGCACGATGTCAACCGAGTGGTATCGGTTTTTTTATAACATCTATGGGTATACCGCAACAGGCGCTATTCCCGTATCCAAAGGTGGTACAGGCTTAAACACCATTGGCAACCACCAACTCATCATTGGTAACGCTAGTAATGTGTTTGAACCAACAGAATTAGTTGGCAGTGGCATCACAATTACTTACGGTGCAGGTACAGTTACCCTAGCTATTGGCAACTCAGGCGTAACACCAGGTACTTATGGCACCGCGTCTAGCGTTGGTCAATTTACCGTAGACACTAAAGGCACTTTAGTTTTTGCCCAAGATGTACCAATTGCTATTAGCGCAGCTCAAATCACTAGCGGTACGCTTGTTACGGCTAGAGGCGGTACAGGATTATCATCTTTTGTTGCAAATCAACTTTTCTATGCCGGATCTACAAGTACAATAGACCAATCAAACAAACTGCTGTTTGATGGTAACGTACTGACTTCTACGGGCGGTATTGGCGGGGGTAACTTTTAAATGACAAGCATAGCGAAACATAATAGAATCAGTTTAAATTTAGGAGCTTTTTATGGCCGTTAACCTTTCCCCTGTAGCTGGCGCAGCCGCACAATTCTTTGATAATAGCGGCAACGTATTGACCGGCGGTAAGCTATATACATACAGTGCTGGTACAACTACGCCCGCGGTTACTTACACAAGCAATTCGGGCATAACAGCGCAGCCTAACCCAATAGTGCTTAACGCTGCTGGTCGTGTACCTGATAGTGGTGAAATTTGGCTATCAGATAGTGTTTCTTACAAATTTGTCCTTAAAGATACTAATGATGTGCTAATTGCAACATGGGATAACTTATATGGGATAAGTAATGTTACGCTCCCTATTAGTTCAGCTAATGTTACTTATAGTGAAGGTGATTACGGCGCTGTAGACCGCACCGTTGAGTCTAAATTACAAGAATTTGTATCTGTGCTAGATTTTGGCGCAGACCCAACTGGCGTTGCCGATTCTACGGCTGCAATTCAAAACGCTACAAATAGCGGAAAACCAGTTTATTTTCCTGCCGGCATATACAAAATGCTTTCGCCAGTAACTTACACAGGAACCGTTGTTTGGTATGGTGAAGGTGCAAAGTCAATAATTAGATCAGACGTTGCGGTAATTACAGTGGGTTCTGGAAACAACTCATCTATTGATAATTTGTACTTAGAAAACATTACAGCGCCTTGGATTATTACTAGAGACCCTAACAATTGGGCTACAGTTCCTACCGTAGTTCAATCAAATGGGTTAGGTTATCAACCAACAGTAAACGATGCGGATGTATGGCCAAGCCTTACAACGGCGCAAAAAAATCAAGATATTGGCCCTAAATTAATATTTCAAGGTAACGCTTCTAAAATTAATGTTAGTCGAATTTATGGCCGTTTTGTGTCTATTCAACTTTATGATACTCAATATACGGTAGTTCGTGATTGTAATTTTCAAGCGGGTAAAAATTTTGTTGGCGGCATTGTATTTTGGAATATTGACAACCAACAAGGCGAATATAACCAAGCTATCAATAATAATATTCAATACGCAAGTTTTAATGGAATTATTTTTGCTAGAAACTACGATGGTTTAGCTGAGTCAAATGTATGTTTAAATGTCGGCGAATCTGGAATTAAAACTTATCAAGGCGCTATTGGGATAATTGATGCTCGTTGTTATCGTATGCAGCTAGTAAATAATAATAGTATGTATGCGTATTACGATGGTTTTGATTTTAGTTCAGATTTTCCCCATACAGGAACTATTGACGCGCGTCATTTAATTACAGGTAACATTACTTACGGAAATCGTCAGACTGGTTTTTATGCAGACGGGTTAAATACGCAATTTATTAGTAATCAAGCAAGGTTTACAGGAGAAACGGGCTTTGCGTTGACTTATAATCAATCTTTAATTTCTAATAATTTAGCTTGGGGTTGTAATCAATCCGCAACCGTTTCAGGCGAACATCAAATGTATGTCAACGGAAATGGAAACGCCATTTCTAGTAACTATTTAAACCGTGCTGGTATTACGCAAGGAAATGCTTTATTTGCAACAGGAACAAACCTTGTAGAAAATAACTATGGGTACGACGGCGCTATTTTTCTTGGTAACCCTGGGTCAATTACGGCTCAATATTTAGGAAACATAGATACTTCACTTCAAATTGAAGGCACTTTTAGCCCTAGATTAATTGTAGGTTCAACTGTGCAATCTACAAGTTATGCTGTAGGAAACTACACAAGAGTAGGGCATAGAGTATTTGTCGACGTTGAAATAGCGTTAAGTGCTTTAACTGGTACTGGAAATCCTCAAATTGATTTTAATGGCGGCGTCCCTGTTGCAACTGGTCAAACTAACTACGCAAGTGTATTTACAATACAAGTAAGTAATTGCACTTATACCGGTCAACCAACAGCATATATATTGCCTAACTTTGGATCTGTATATTTAGGAAGCCAAGGAAGCGGCACTGCCGTAGGAAATTGGACTGAAGGTAATTTAACTTCTAGTTCTATTATTAGAATTTCTGGTAGCTATGTTGCTAATCAATAAGGAATTTAGTTAATGGCTCAGACAAACTTTACGCCTATTCTGCTGTACGCAAGTAGTACGGTAGCAGCCGTACCTCTTGCTGCTAACTTAACCAATAGCGCTACAGGATCAGAAATTGCTGTCAACATAGCGGATAAAAACCTATTTTTTAAAGATAGTGGTGGCGTCGTTAACACTGTGCCTATTCGTCAATCAAGCACAAGTTCAAATGGTTGGTTGTCTAGCACCGATTGGAATACGTTTAATAACAAGTCCAATACAAACGGCACCGTTACTTCTGTAGCGGCGCTAACCATTGGTACAACAGGTACAGACCTTAGTTCTACTGTAGCTAACGGCACTACAACCCCTGTTATTACTTTACAAGTACCAACGGCTTCCGCTACTAATCGCGGCGCGTTATCTAGCACTGATTGGTCTACATTTAACAGTAAAGCCCCAGGGGTTACATTTACGTCTAATTATGTACCGTATGGCCAAAGCACAACAACGCTTAATCAATCTTCATCATTGCAATTTAACGGAACCGCATTAAGCCTTGGTTTAGCTGCTAGTGCTTGGTCAGGGTTTAGCGCGGTACAAATAGGAAATGGATCTTCTTTATGGAGTTCTAGTAGTGCAGGGGTGCAAGCGGCTTACTACTCTAGTAACTTATATTACAACGGTTCAAACCGAGTTTACATAAATACTGGTTTTGCAACCGAGTATGTTCAAAGTGTTGGGGAACATATTTGGTATTACGCCCCTTCTGGAAGCGCTGGGGGCACAGTTTCATTAACTGAAGCATTACGTATTGATACGGGGGGTAGACTTTTAGTAGGGGTTGCGTCAAATCCAGTTACCTCTGGCGGGCCATACACAGGTGTTACAGCTTCTAATGGGATGGCTACTAAAGCTGGTGTTAGCGGTTCATTTAGCGGAAATGTATTTAATATTAATTGGACAGGAAATCCTATTTTATGGATTGATACAACTAATATTGGGCAAATTACAGTTGTTTCTGATTACCGTTTAAAAGAAAATGTTGTAGCACAAACAGCGACAGCATTAGACAGAGTAATGCAATTACAACCTGTAGAATTTAATCGTAAAGCGGTAGGTATTTTTGGTGGATCTACAAATATTGAAGAAGGTTTTATTGCAGACCAAGTACAAACTATTATCCCAAGTGCCGTTTACGGGGAAAAAGACGCAGTTCAAGAAAATGGCGATATTCAACCTCAATCATTAAATTGGGCGCCTTTAGTTTCTGTATTAACAAAAGCCATTCAAGAGTTAAAAACAGAATTTGATGCTTATAAAGCATCCCACCCATAGGACTAAACATGACAACTTTTACATGGTCAATTACTAATTTAATAACTGTCCCTAAGTTAAATGGGCAAAATAATGTAGTTACAGCGCTTAGCTACCAAGTATTAGGTAATAATGGTACAAACACCGCAAGCTATCAAAGAAATATGTCAGTTAACTATATTAGCGGTTTGCCTTTTACTTCATTTTCTAGTTTAACTGAAGCTGAAGTTATTGGATGGGTTCAAAAAAATTTAGGTAAAAGCGCAATAACTAATATTGAAAATTACGTTCAAGAAAAGCTAAATGAAATAGCTAGCCCTATAACTGTTGCTACGCCTCAAAAGCTTCCTTGGGCTAACTAATGGGTCAACTGCTCTATACCGAACAAAAGGTGCAAACGCTTGAGGCTGCTTTCTTAGAGCAACCTCAAGTAGATTGCCCAGTTGTTCATCGGTTTGGGCCAAACATTTACATCCGTGAAGTAACAATCCCCGCAGGCACCTTGTCTATTGGACATTACCAAACAACAACGCACCTCAACGTCATGTTGAAAGGACGCGTCATTATGGTTAGCGAAGATGGCTCAAAAACTGAGCTAGTAGCACCGCAGACGTTTGTAGCTGGCCCAGGGCGCAAGATTGGCTATATCCTTGAAGATATGGTTTGGCAAAACATCTACGTTACTGATGAAACCGACGTAGAAAAACTAGAAGCCATGTTCCTAGATAAAAGCCAGACTTGGCAAGAACACCAAAAAAATCAGCAATTGTTGCTGTCTTTTGACCATTCGGAAGATGTGGCTGACTACTACGCCGCTATTGCTGAGTATGGATTTGACCACGAAACCGTACAAGGGCAAGTGCAGAACCTTGATGATCAGATTGACCTGCCGCATGGCGGGTACAAGATGATGGTTGCGCCATCTAAGATTGATGGCAAAGGCGTATTTGCCACAGGAAACATTGACGCAGGTGAAGTTATTGCGCCTGCTCGCATCGCTGGCAAACGTACGCCAGCCGGAAGATATACGAATCATTCAAAAAACCCCAACGCTAAGATGATTTTGTTGGATAATGGCGATGTAAACTTGGTAGCTGCTATGCCTATCGTCGGTTGTAAAGGCGGTAATTTGGGTGAAGAAATCACAATTGATTACCGTCAGGCATTAAGCCTAGCAATAAGGAGAAATTAATATGTCTGGAGTCGCAACAGCCATTGTAGGCGGTGCCGTAATCGGGGGTGTTTTAACATCCCAAGCTTCTAAAAGCGCCGCGCAAACACAAGCGGATGCAGCCAATAACGCTACGGCGGCGCAACAAGCCGCTTTAGAACGTCAATTAGAGTTACAAAAACCGTTTACAGAAGCAGGTACAACTGCTGTAAATCAGCTTTCTGCCATGACTCAGCCTGGCGGCGCAGCTACTAAAGAGTTTGCTTATGGGCCGTTTGCTTACCAAGCTGACCCTGGCTACGCGTTTAGGCTTAAAGAAGGCATGAACGCCATGAACGCTACGGCGGCGGCTAGAGGTGGTTTAATTTCTGGTAACGCCCTTAAAGCGGGTCAAATCTACGGTCAAGAGATGGGTTCACAAGAATACGGCAACGCATTTAACCGCTATTTACAGAACTACGCAAACGCGCAAAATACGTTTCAAATGAACCGTAATAACTTATTAGACCCGTTAAAATTCTTAACTAACATTGGTCAAGCAGGCGCAAGTAACCAAGCTGCTAACGTAGGTTCTTTTGGTAGCTCACAAGCTGCTAACATTACTGGTGCTGGTAACGCTACCGCCGCAGGTCAAGTTGGCTCTGCTAATGCTATTAGCAACGCTATTGGTCAAGGTATTGGTGGCTATCAAATGAATCAGTTAATTAACCGTTCTGCGTACAACACCGCGCCGTCAACTTCTACCCCTGCGCCCGTTTACGATTACAGTACACCTTATTCAGGTTAAGGAATAAATATGCCAGTCGACCCAAATATCCCCCTTCAGGTTAAGCCTTTCAACATACAACTGCCCGTTAATCAATTAGCGGCGGTTAGCGAAGCCATGAAAATTGGTGAAATGAACCGTGGTATTGAAACGCAAAACAAACTGCGTGAGCTTTATTCTCAAGGCGTTGATGTA